AGTTATATTACATTCTTGGATATATATGCGAGGGCAACCTATGAGTATATACAAACTTAAATACAAAGATGACGGAAGTATGTTCACTCTTAATGAAAATACATTACGACATTGGGAACTATTTGGGGAAGAGGAATGAGCAATATACAAGGTAAATGTAAAATATGTAACCAAGTAGGTGAAAGCATGATTCATAATATGCGGGGTGACGGCATCTCATACTGTTATGATTGTGTATACAGAGCCTTAGATTATTATATGTTTCATCTTGGTGTCGGTAACTATGAACGATAAGAGGATTTATAATTAACCTTACCAAGTAGTATATTTAGATATGGACGATGATATGTGGGAGGACTACGCGCCAAGAAACATTTTTGTTGAAGGCGATATCATTACTTATGCCACTGATATAGGTATATTTTTCGAAGCAGAAATGGTTAAAGTAACCTGCCCCATATGCTTAGAAGCCTTTATTGGTAATAAAAAAGATGCAGGACTATTTCTACTAGGTCATGAAAAATACCATGACCATGTAGATGAACAAGCCGAAAATTACGGCGGTGTATAAATGTATACAAAAGATGAATTAAAAGGAATATTTATGTGTTTAGGAAAGCCCTTTACCGCTATATACGGTGAAGAGAATAAAACGGTTATTAGAACTCAAGTTCTTCTAAGAGGAAGAAATGAATTCTTAAACCAATTACAGAATACTCTCGCTCAGTATGAAATTGAATGTGGTATTCAAAACGCTAACACTGGAACTGTGTTGGCTATAACTAAGAGAGAGTCATTGTTTAATCTAATAGAACTTTGGGAAGAAATCCCTGACGTTTTCCCAAAGGGTAATGAACACCATTGGGTATTATTGAAGAATTTCTTAACTGAAGTTAAGGAAGATGCTCACAAAACAGCCGAAGGTATTGAAGACCTTAAGTGGATGATTCGTGATGCTAAAGAAGTATGATTAACAATAACTATATTAATAATGAGTTATTATTATTTTGTGGGCAGAGAGAAACGATAAAAGTGGTTATTGTGTATCGTATCTCTCTCCCACTTACTAGGAGAACATTCAATGGATGAAATAAGAAAGGGGTGTGGTTATTCATTTAATAAATGGATAGGTTATATTCCCAAAAAGAGAGAAAATAAAATTAGATATAAAGTGTTAAGAGATTACTATAATGATAATTTAACACCTAAAGAAGTTTATATTAAGGAGGGCTTGTCGTGGGAAGACGACAGCATTCAGAACGATATATAGACATGGTTATGGAAGATGGAAGAGAAAGAACAGCAAGACAGGTTCTTGATGAAATAATGAATAGATGGTTTGATACAGGTAACAAATCAACCATCTATGTTCCCGAACATCGGAAGATTTGCCACTACCTTAAAGCACAAAAGAAATACGAAGCGATTCGTAAAAGTAGGTATGGTATCATCTATCGTTTGCATACTGAGGAAGAATAAAACCAGTATGTCTACAAAATGATAGGTATATAGTTGAGAGGGGTTCATATACCCTCTCATCGTTAAGAAAACAGTGGACAGAGGCCCATCAAGGGTCTTTGACTTAAGTAGAAAAAAACGGAAGTGAATGCAATGCAAGAACGAGTATTAGAAGAATTGAAAGCATTAGGTAACAGAGTTAGTATGAATGAAGAACAAATTGTAGCAAAGTATAATGAAATTGCTACACAGAACAACCTAGATATGGAGCAGCCTCGCTCCGGCATGATTGCGCTAACATTAACGCGTAATTTTGTTCGTGGGGCTTTACGCTCTAAGTCATCTAGTAGTAAAAGCACCTTTGGGAATCAAGGTTTTGGTTTCCTAGTTGGTGTTGAACAAGCAAGGGATGTGCAAGATTGGCGACGACGTAATATTATGTCTCGATATAATGCAAACCCTAGTGAGGTTTTCAACGCAGGAGATATTGCTGAAATTACAGAAGTATCTGCTGGTGTATTTGAAAAGTCACAAATCGTAAATGGTGATGTTGATACAAAGAATATCCCCGAAGTCCCTAATTCCGCTATGGAAGTTGGGACAGAAGGTGATTCTAAGTGGATTGTCCCACTTGATAATATCAAGACATTTGGTAGTGGAGATGTAAACCCTCGATATGGTAAGCCACTACCAGCAGAAGAATATAGGCTAAGAGCGCATTTCGTTGGTCGAAAGGAAGATGGTGATTTCCAGTATTGGACTCTAGGTCTAAAGAATGATGCTGCTAAGAACTTCGCTTGTGATACATTCCGATGGGTTCACCTATTCGGATTGTTTAATGAAGAACGAAATGCAGTATATGGTATTCGTGGTAAAACTCTTGAGTCCCTAACATATAATGATGTAATGGACCCCGATGGAGATGAATATGTTAATACAGATGGTCTATTAATGGAAGACCTTCTTGTAGAAAACATGGGCGGATATATTGCTGACCTATTAGAAATTGAGGACTACCATGATTCTATTCGTAATGAACCGGGCATGAAGTTGGTAATTACTGATGGTATTATTAGTAGTATGAACCTTACTCCAAATGAACGTACAGGAAATAGGACAATGTGGATTGAATCAGCAGAAGCAAACTATGGTTTTGAATCTGATGATGTTCCTGAATCTACACCCATTTGGGTTCCTTCGTATCTAAACATTGACTTTGGAGTTGGTTCAGACGTAATTATTATTGGTCGAACAAATCAAACACAAAAGAAGGATGATAATGGAAATGCACTAGAAGATGAATGGAACCCAGTTTCAATTAATCTTTATGGGGTATTGCCGCGAGTGGCTTTGGGTAATCCAGAAGCCCCTGAATCTAGCGATGAAGAAAACAGTATTGAATATTGGTAATCCCTAAAGGGAAATATACAATAGGAGATGGAAACTTTATGTTAGTATGTGTAACCGTAGGCAAATGACGGTCAAATGGGTGCGAAGCCCAACCATTAAAAGGTGAAACAAATGATTGTAAAATTAAATCAGTTAGTAGTTGATTTTGGAAAGGTGGAAAGTTTAGAGTGGAAGGAGTTAGAGGACGATAAAGGCCAATACTCACTTCGACTACACACAACAAGTGGAAAAATGTATACCCGTCAGGTTAGTGAAAAGGACCTTAATTCAATTAAGGAACAATACGCTACACATCATAAGGTGGTGAATTGATGGGTATTGGGAGTAAATCAGGTAAGGCAGCAGGTTCTGTTTTAACTAAGGCTAATGAAAATCTAGGAGATAGTGCGTTCAAGGTAGCAAAGATGCGAGCCATGAGTCAACGTAAAAATCTTCTAGAACAAGAACAAGCATTCCTTGTTTGTGGAGTTAGTGGTAATCCCGGTGACGGCAAAACAGGCACATGTCTTGATTGTCGTTCTGATGATGAATTAGATTCACATTGGATATTCGTATTAGATTACGATGAAGGTGCTGAACCAACATGGCGACAACATTGGAGTTCAGACGAAAAGGTTGTTATCTTTAATCCTTATGTATATAATGAGGATATGACTGTAGATTATGAGAAGACGGCAGATATGTCACGCTTCTTTATGGCTATGGTTAATGAAGCAATTGAAACAGGAAAGATTGAATATGAGGATGAAGTTGTTGAGGTAGAAGCGGTTAAGGCTATTATCTTTGATGGACTCGATTCATGGTTAGATACAACAAATATGATTGCACGACTTAATCATATTAAGGGTGGTGACCCAAGACAGGCTGATAAAGTCAAGATGGTTCCTACCCAATGGTATGCTAGAAACGCTATGTATAAGCGTCTATTTCAAGCAGCCCTACAACTTAAATGTCATAAGTTCTTCATTACACATATGAAAGAAGTTCATGATGGGTTTGAAATTGTAGGAACTAAGCCAGATTGGGAGAAGTCAACAACTGCAAAACTGTTTCAGTATATAGAGATGAGTCGTGAAGAACGCGGTAAGTCATTAAAGTTATATGCTACAGTAAAGAAGTCAAAGACAAATGCAGAAAACCTAGGACAGAAATTCCTAATTATGGAAAATGAAGGCGGTAAAGTCACATGGCACGGCCTTCCACAGATTAAAGACGGAACTCTTTGATTTGTACAGACCTAAGCAAGTCACTAAACTGCTTCACTTTAGGTGATAATATGACGACAGTAGATTGTAAAGATTTGAAAAGAGCGATAGAAACTGTAGTTTGTAAAGGTAAATGGGCTATTGGTCCATCTATTAAAACCAGTTATTTAGGAAATGAAATTATGATATGGACGGAAGGAACCAAACTTCATCTTGCTAATGCAGATAATACTACCTTTATTTGGACCAGTATTACAGCAGCAAACATTGAAGCGATAAGTAATGTAGTAATTGACGCGTCTGTTGCGATAAAGTATATGCGTAATAGCGGCTCAATTAAAATATCTGTAAAGGATAATAAATTCTATATGGATAAAAATACAGGGACTACATCATCTTTCCCCGTATTAACACGTCACCCAAATGCTGACACTATTCTTAGGAGTAGGAAAAACCTTAGCGGTGATATAGAAAGCGAAGACGGTATTAGTATTAGTGAACGGACAACACTTCGTTCAGTAATTAAAACTAGTAGTGCGTCTTTTAGTAATGCACTTAAGATGTGCGAACAGGTTGGTAGTGGTATCTATCATATTAACGTTAAAGATACACACCTTATTATTTCATCAGAAGACAATAATGAAAACTACCAAGAAAGGATAACACTTTCGGAAGCGGTAAGTGAAGATGCTGTAGTTGAATATACGGGACCGTTCCATAGGTTCCTAAAAGGTAACTTAACTATTGCTACTAATACCCGCAACCCAATTTTGTTTAAGACAGATGATGTTATGATACTAAGAGCACCGAGGCTAAGAACATGAATTTACTAGAATTTGTACAACCACTACAGAATGAATTGAGACAGTTATTGAACATTGTGGGGTGTTCTTCTATGGAAGAATACATGAGACACAGAGACCTTAAGATAGAAACAACAGAAGAGAAAATAGCATTTATACTAGGGCAGATGACTATTATTGATACACTAATTCAGCAAATGATATTAGACGAACAGACGGCCGACCTACTTGAATTGGAGGAAGAGTAACATGTGTAACTTGTGTAATGCAAGTGGTGAAGGCACTAAATCAAGAATACAAGGAATACCAATTTGTAATCATTGTAGAATATTAGAAAATAAACTATGTGAAATACTAGAAACTGAGGAACTAGAATCATTAGTTACATTTTCAGAACTCATAGTATACTGTGATATGCTTAGAAATGACATGGCATCAGACGAAAAAGATATACCGTTTAATGAATACTTAACCATGATGAGGAATTAAAATGAAAGATACTAGACAAGTTAGAGAAATGATGACAGAAGCAAAACGATTAAGAGGTGAATGGGAACTTTGGGCTAATGAAATGCGTGAGCATAATAAGACCAACCCGGATAACCAATACCCTAGAGTCGAT